ATATAAATGGCAAAGAATATGGCCCTATCTTTTAGGGAGCAAAATGGTAGTTTTGATAATCAATTAGATAAAATTACTACTAAAGAATTAAATACATTATTGAATGAAAAAATCAATAATGCATATGCTCATCAATTTGATGAAGTAAAACACGTTACAGCTGAAGAACGTACTAGATGGAATAATATCGTAAATACGTTCAATCCAGCAACGCAATCTACTGATGGTTTATTTTCTGCACAAGATAAAGTTAAACTTGATGGTATCGCTACTGGAGCAAATAAATATGTACATCCTCAAACTGGTGTTGTAACTGGTACATACACTCGTGTATCTGTTAATCCAGAAGGTCATGTAATTTATGCTGATAATCCAAATAGATTAGATATAACCGCAGCTAATGCAGAAAAACTTGGTGGAGCATTCCCAAGTGAATATGCTAGACTTGCAAGTCCTACATTTACAGGTGTAGTTAAGATGCCAGATGTAACTATGACATCTAATGCTAGCTCTCCTGTAACTATTAAGCTACTTCAAAGCTATGTAAGTGAGCAGCTTAATCGTAGCTGGCCTATTGGTAGTATCTTTATTACAGTTTCTAATATAAATCCAGCTAACTCTATTGGTGGTAAATGGAAACGTATCGCCGAAGGCCGTTGCTTAGTTGGTGTTGGTACATCTCAAAATACTGATATTAAATTACGTCAAACTGGCGGTGCTTGGGAGACTATATTAAGTGTAGCTCAACTCCCAAGACACAATCACCACATTGGTGGAAGTATAAATACTAATGAAGCTGGTAGCCATAATCATAAACTACAAAAACGGGGCGGCATGGAAGTCGATAGAAATGGTAGTGAAATGCCAGATACTGCTATAGATGTAGGCGATAATAGACCATATAATAATTCCTTCAGTGACTTATGGACAGAAAATGCCGGCAATCATAGCCATAGTATAACTTTGAATTTATGGACTGATCAAAATGGTGATAGTTCTGCAGTAAATATTGCACAGCCATTCATTGGTGTATATATGTGGGAACGCATAGAATAGAAAGGTAGTTAATATGAATAAACAGATTGAAGAAACAAAAAGTTATCTAAAAAACTATTTTTATAATAATAAGAAGACTATTATCGTTGGTCTTTTAGGAATCATCTTTTGTGTATCATTTGGTGGATTCATTACATATCAAATTATGCAACGTCAAATAGAACAAGCAAACCAACGAATTGAAGATTTACGTGCTTCTCAAACAGATGAAGAAATGGCTCGTGAAATTCGTTTAGTTAAAAATGCAGTAGAAGATCTTAGACAAAATAAACCTGTAATTGAAAAGATTGCTGGAACTAATACTACTGAAATTCGTTATGTAGAAAAAGAAAAAGCTGATGACCCAGATGTTGATATCCAACATGCTAAACCATCTGCAAAAGTTCGTTATAACGATCAAACTTATGATATTCCAATGCAAACTAAAACTACAACTTCTAAGAATCCTGATGGTACTGTAAAAATCACCGAAGGTCAAGAATTGACTATTGATACAACTGCAATTGTTAATCGTCAAATTGCAGCTTATCAATTGAATATGGAAGATAAACAACGTGAACTTGAAAAAGAATTGAAACACGTTAAGACTCAAAATAAAATCATTAAAGGTGTTGGCGCCGTAGCTGGTACCGCAGTAATTTATTCTGCTGTCAAAAACGCTTTAGATAAGCATTAAAAACATAATAATAGTTATCTAAGCACAGCGAAAGAGGTGATCAACCCCATATGATTTCAGAGCTTAATGAACTTCTACATAACTTAGGAAGATTAATAAATGACTTTGGGCCATATGTATTTGGTTTGGTCGCATTATTAGTTATAGTAATCTTGTTGTTTGTAGTTTTATTATATTTAGTAAAATATATAACTAAAGGTGGTAATAATAAAGAACTGACTGATCAGATAGCTTTATTACAATCACAATTAAACAATCTCCAAGGTAATAATCAAAATGGTGTTAATCCTAACTCTATAAAATTTACACCTGAGAGACAAGAAAATTTAATGAATGTATTTCTACGGATTAATAATAGCCTTAAGCACACTTGTAGAGAGTTGCTTAATGAAATTGACTCTGATAGGGTAGCATTTTATTTATTTCACAACGGGACCCATTCTACTAGAGGGGTTCCGTTTTTAAAAACTTCTTGTATTTGTGAATTTAGTAAATCTGGATATAATGCATATCATCTTATCCAAGAGCATAAAGATCTACCAATTTCATTTTTAGGAAGTCTTGTTTCTGACTTAGTTGAGAAACGAGAATTCGTAATATATAAGAATGATACTATAATGGATGCTTTCATTTCTAGAATCATTCTAAATGAAGAAGATAAAACATGTTTATTCTGTGGCATATTCGATCCTGATAGTGGTGAAGTATTAGGATTTATAACTGCAGAATTTAACAATGTAACAAAATTTGATCCTGACGATCTAAGAGAGAAACAGGAAGAATTGAGAGAGATTTCTAAGCGTACCATTTCGGCTATGCAAGTAATTTCTGCTTTAAAATAGAGGAGGATTAATAGTGGCTAAGCCAGATATATTAACACGCCTAAAAAATATCGATGGAACAGCCGGCGATGAAGAAATTGTAGTATTCTCCGGTTCCAGCGGATATAAAGTTAAATCTAGTGGACTTAGATTTGGCTCTGTTATGGAAATCGTTTCTAATAATAGAAACGTATTATCCCATATCAATAATAACAAAATTCATGTAACTCAAGCTGAAAAAGAATCTATTACAGAAGCAGCTAATAAGGTCAATGATCATATTGCTGATACTACAATTCATATTTCTGCTGTAGATAGAGCTACATGGAACGCCAAAGAAACTGAAGAAGGAGCTCAGCAAAAAGTAAATATTGCATTCTCGGTTGCTAATAAGCATATCCAAGATAAATCTTTACACGTTGTATCCTCCGACCGTTTAAATTGGAATAATAAATATACGAGAGAAGAAATTGATAATAAATTCTCTCAAATGCAATACGATAATGTATGGAAAGAATCTGTAGATGTATTTGAAGAGCTAGCATCTAAATATCCATCTCCTCAAAAGGGCTGGACAGTTACTTGTAACTCTGATAATATTACTTATCGCTATGATGGTACTAACTGGATTCCAATTTCTGCTAACTCTATCCCATTAGCTACAATTGCAGTTGATGGTAAGATGAGTAAAGAAGATAAAGCTAAATTAGAAACTGTTGAAATGAACGCCAACCATTACGTTCATCCAGACAATCCTAATGTAAGACATGTAACTGATGGCGATAAAGCATACTGGTCTGCTAAAGCAGAAGACCGTGTTGCTTCTTATCAAGCAAATGGTTTGATGTCTAAAGAGGATAAATATAAATTGGACTCCATCGAAGAAGGTGCAACAAACTTTGTTATGCCATCTGAATTGGATCCACAAATTATTAAACAAGATGAAAATCATCGTTTTGTAACTGATAAAGAAAAAACTGATTTTGCTAATAAGGCAAACAAGAATCTAGCTACTGAACAGCTTGATGGTTTGATGAGTCGTTATGATAAAGTAAAAGTTAATAGTATTGAAACTAATGCTAACTATTACGTTCATCCAGAAACTCATGAAGCTACAATTATTAAACAAGACCCAACTCATAGATTTGTATCTGATGAACAAATCTTGGCTTGGACTAATAAAGCAGCGGCTCAATTAGCTGATGCCGAGCATAATGGTCTAATGACTAAAGAAGATAAGGCTAAGCTGGATGGTATTGCAGCTGGTGCTAATAATTACCATTTACCAGAAACCTTACCTCCTACAATCATTAAACAGGATGCTAATAATCGCTTCTTTACAGATCAAGAACGTGAAAAACTTAGTTTGAAGAAAGATATGTCTGCATTCGTTGTAGGCAGTGGTGTATTTAATGGTACTGAAGGTACTATTATTAACCATAGCTTTGGTAATACATCTTTCTCTGTATCCATCACACCAACAACTAATCCAAATGGCCAACTAGGTGAATATTGGGTTAAGAAAACTAATACATTAGTTGTAGTATACTGCTCTGGTGCAGGTAAGAATATCGAATTCGATTATTGCTTAACTTATTATAACTAAAAAAATATCCCCATAGGAGTTGAACTCCTATGGGGGTTTATTTTATTTAAAAGGATCTATTCCTGCATTGTTATCTGTAACAGTTGTGGCTTGAATACGTTTCTTTTTAGCATTATCTAATGTAACTAACGCATCATTGAAGTATTCTTTATTCATATAAACTACAAAGTCGGATAATACGTGTTCAACTGGAACTTTAGTGGTTAATTCCATTTTATCCCAGTCTAAATCATATTCATATTCTTCATTATTATTGAATACTTTGAAATCTAAGAATGCAGATGGAGAAATGAATGTTTTCTTACAAGCATTTATGATTCTAGTGATATTAATATCACCTTCAAAGATTTCGCCAAACTTAATAGTTAAAGGTTTAGATTTATCTTCCTCTTCATATGTAGTAGTGATAAATTGATCCCAACCTTTAGAATTAGTGTTAGGAATATTGGAGAAGTTAACCACATAAGTAGTTAATTGTCCATTTTCATTGAATCTCATGAAGTTATTATGCTTCATGCTGAAATAACAGAATATTTTAGGTGCTGGGAACCGCATTTCTGCATTAAAGTCAATATAGTAGTTAGAAGTAACTTGGTTTTGACGTTCACCATCATCAATATTCATATCAGGTACTTTTAAATGTACATACATATTTGAAGCACGTAAGAAGAACTCATTTCTACCATTGATAGTTCTTAATTTATAAATAAATGGAACTTCTGAGTGCTTATTTAGATAAGCAAGGAATTTAAATGGTTCTTTGATAACCTTATTAGTTATATCTACATCAAATCCGACTTCTTCAGCTAAAGTATATAGCATATCATAAGGTACATGGATATCCATATCAGTATAGTATCCACTTGTAGCACCAACTTTATATGCCATCTTCATATACCGCATCAAATCTAATTGTTTTGCTTTAGTATTTACTTTAACCTTTACGTTAAATTGGAATAATAGTTGATCTAATGAAATACCAATATAAAGATCTTTCTCTAAGTCTTTAAAGAAAGTATCACGATAATTAAAAGTTCTAGCATAGTAGTTTAGATCATATTGATTTACATCAATACCATCTCTATTGAAATCTATATCCAATGTAGGGATAATAGCAATAGCTGGCTTACCACGTTTGATTAATTCTCGTTCATTGATATTGGCAAACTCATCAAATAGATGTCTTCCATCAATATATACAGTCTTAAAGTATCCTTTATCAAATTTACCAAGAATCCAATTCTTGAAGAATTCTACAGCTACAGAATATGCATGACTAGCACTAGGAACGCATAGATTCTTTAATAGACTCTTATTCATCATTTGCCCAATAGTTACAGGGACAAGAGTTGTTGGATCAAATCTATATTTAGGATTATCTGACCATAATGTATTATTAGGGTCTTTCATCTTATCATTATTTGATATTTTCTTTTTAGGATCTAGGAAAGTATGGACTCCTGGATCTGTGTCATCTATATTCTCTTGAATAAGAATAGGGACAGTGCCATCACTATCAGGACCTAACGGTTCAGGTATATAAGTATCAGTTCTTAATGGCAATATATTCACCCCACTTTATCAAAATTTACAAAAAAATATTACCATAATGTTGGGGAATGACTTTTATAGCCATTCCCCGTATTATAACCTTATTAACTAATTCTTTTAATAAGTACCGTGGAAGTATCATTACCGCCCATTGACGTAATCACCACCTTCCACGATGATGATGGCTATCATTTCACCATCATCATCTGGTATCATCTGTCCTGATACCAGTTCCGGATCATCTTTAACGTCAGGCCGGAGCTTATAAAGCGCCTGACGGAACTCGGGTAAGAGTTCAATCTCCTTTACCGTAAATGGTTTGATTACACCAATTACGGTATTTAACAGTGGGGTTGCATCCCCAATTTTAAGGCATTTAATATCACCGGGACTTATCATGAAGTTCCAGCGTTGTAATACCGTTGTCATATTACCATCCTCCTTCGTGATTATAATATATAATCAGAAAAGGATGCTATTTCAACTTCTGTAATGCTTTAATATTATCAAGTTCTTTTTGTGTATAAGAGTCTCTACCAATATAAACCATACTATTAAGATTTACATATGTATCTTTAAAGTGGTTTACGGCAGAGTTGAACTTGCCATCATTACGTGAAATCATCATTGCATTTCTTGGATTAAGAACTCTTGTAGCTCTTTCTTCGAATTGCTTATTGATAATATACATAATATTCATACAGTCACCATCAAAATCGGCACCCAATGATGCTAAGATTTGTAATGGCACACTCATAGTGAAATCATCTTCGTTAATACCAACGCAATACATTTGTAAAAGTGACCCATAGCTAATAGATGGGTTACGATTGATAATGAATGCAATACCACGAGGACGAGATTTGATAATATTATAAATAATATTTAAGATGAATTGATCTTTAATAATTTGAGATCTAAACCATCTCTTATATGCATCAGTATAGCTCATATCTAGAGACTTAACTAAGAAATTAATAATAGTTTGCTCTAATAGAACCACCAATGCAGCATATGGCAATTTGATTTCATCAATTTGTAAAGTAGCATCTGGGGTAATAACCGCACGAGCAGTGAAGTTATATCGACCAGCCATTACAGAACGGATTGCACCTTTCTTACCACGCATATCGTTAAGAATAATTGTATAGATTTCTTGAAGACTCTTTTGAATATCAAATAATACATCATTCTTAGTTTTATTACGACGATAGATATCCATTGATTCATTATTTACAATAGACACATTTCGTGCAATATTATTATACCATTTATTATTCTTAGTAAATGTAAATTGCTCACCAATTACATTTACCATACGTAAGAATAATGTATATACTGGTATACTATGAGTTAAGATCTTCTCACGATTCTTCATGAGATGATTATATAATTCAATCTTTTTAGGATTGCTTTTATTTTTATTTCGATAGAATTCTAGTACATCATCTAGACGTTTGGCAAAGTCAATCATACCAATTCCATCAAATGGAGAATCTGGATTGATTTCTCTTGCTTCAAAGAATCCATCTTCATTAGCTTCATTAGAGTACTGAAGAATATTATTTAATTTCTTGCTACCAATGAAACTCTTTAGAACTTCATATAAGTTAGGATGAATAACTTGGTATTTATCAGATAATACAATCCAACCAAAAATACCAAAGTCATCATCTACATATTTAACTTTGTCATGACAAATGGGGCATTCTTCACCATTATATAATGCCCCACGCAAATGACCACATTTACATCTATATCTATCTTTAAATGCATTCTGATCTAAAACAGATGCACCATATTTAGATGAGAAAATAGATGTATCAGATTTAACATCTTTCTTAGGATCTTGAGGATTCTTAATAAAGAAGTCCTTACCAAGAATAATACCTTTGTCTCTTTCCTTATCTAGATCAATTACTTCTAGTCTAGTTTGATACTCATATTCTTTGTTTACAGGTTGAGTAGTTCTAATGTTTAACTCCATTTTATATTATCTCCAAGCTTTTCTAATAATACTTCCAAATGTTTTCTTATAAGTTAAGCCAAGCAACTCAGTTGCTTCTTTTTCGCTAATATTAAATTCTTTACCTAATTTATCAATTACGCCATTTTTGATATCATTAGGCACAGTGTCCATACTAACAATTTCAGACATACATTTGATAAAATCTTCTTTAGTAATACTACTAGAAAGAAGAATATTTTCAACTGTCATTCCTTCAAGATAGAATAGACCAAAGTATTTATACTTATTCAAATATTTAGAAGTCTTTTCCGTATTCTTAGCTTTGAATACAATATCAACAATTGCCTTGATTGGCAAGTTTAAAGTTTTATGAATGTCTTCAAGTAATACTCCTTCATTATAAAGGTTTAGTACTTGAGCTTCTGTGTTATTCAATAACATTTATTTTCCTCCCTTCTTATTACGCAATAATATAATATTTATTCAAGATAAATTTTATAGTATCTTCAGTAGTATTAAGTTCAGATGCAACTTTAGCTACATCATTATATTTAATAAATGCTCTGATAGCAACTAAATCTTGAGTAAAGTTTGGATCTTGTTTAGCTAAGCTTTTTACAATAGTCTTAGTATTAAACTTATCACCTTTAGCTCGTTTAATATAAGTGAAGTCTTTTACGAGCATAGGGTAAATACATTTACGAGTTTCTTCTAATCTGATAGTAGCCATATATTTGCCTAAAGCAAGACTAGCACAGATATTTTCATTGAATATGCTGCAAATGTCTTTTGTTAAATTAAATTTCTTGGAGATTTCTCTAAGAGTTAAACGGTCTTCATTAACAAGACGAATGATTTTTTCGTAAGGAGCTACTTTGTTAGCTCTGAAGATATCATAGTCGGATTTAAGACGCATTGCAAATCTTGGAGATACACGAGATAGAGCACTCACTTCTTTTAAAGTTTTACCTTCAAGAAGAAGATTGAATGCATTAACTACGTTTACGTAGATTTCTTTATCTGAATAGATTCTAGAAACTACATTGGAAACTTTAGCCCATTTAACACGGGACCCTGGTTTAATATTTCCATATGTTTTTCTATGAATACCAAATTTATTACATGCAGAACGTAAAGCTTTAATAGAATATCCATATTCTTCGGATAATTTAGCAAGAGTAAGCTTTTTGTCTACATAGTTTTCTTGTAACCATTCTTTGAATTGTTTATTAGAAGTATTCAAAGTTTTATTTAATTCTAATTGAATAAATGGATTAGAAATATATCGTTCAATAATAGTGATGGTTGCAATACCATATTTAGAAAGAATTTTAAATACATTTTCACCATCGTTAAAGTCTTTAATCCATTTTGGAGTTGTTGAAAATTTAGCTTCGATATTTTTAGCACGATTGTAATGAGCATACATATCATCATAAACATCATTCGTGATATCTAAATACACACAAGCTTTCTTTTTAGGAATATTACTTTCCCGTAATAGTTTGAAAGTCTTTAGTTGATTCGTTGAAAAGTTTAACATAACACGTTCTCCTTTAAAAACAAATATCGTTTCTAAATTTATAATATATAATTTATTATCATAATAGAATAATGACCCATACCCTATGAAAGAGTATGGGTCATTTTTCAAAGTAAAGGATCTAACTACACCAAAAGTTAGAAGCACATATATGTCCGCCCCATCTCAAAAGGGCCCGATGCGAGGTGCGCAATCTCTCACACCGTACTTATTTGTTGCTACTGTAATTATTATTTAAATCCAAATGCTTTATCTGGATCCATCTTAGTCATAACAACTTGAGAGTCATGGAAAGCTTTCATGGCAATCAATTTCAATTTAGATGCAACTTGAGGCATTGCAGCTCCGACATTAGTAATTCCTAATTTATAGAAAAGATTACCAGCACAATGATTGCAGATAGTGCCATCTTTAGCTTCGCAAACGGAAGCGAATCGCATTTGTACATCTTTACCAATATATTTGTCTTTATTATCGGAATTAAGCTCTACTAGCTTATTTCCTTCTTTGATAAAGCAATACATATACTCCTTAATATTTTGATCTGTTAGATGAACTTTGACTGTACGTTTAGTTCCACAATCAGATCCTTTAGGACCAACCTTAACGTGTTGATATGCAGGAAGCATTAGCTTTTCCCAATACCCACCAACTTCTGTTTTATTAGAACGAGAATAAGGACCTTCTGCTAGAGAGTTAGCAAAGTCAGCATATTCTTCTTTAGCGATACCTTCAATATAATTAGACATAATTATATTATAGCCTTTAGTTGGATCTGGATTCTTAGTGATACCTTTCATGATAAACATGTTTTTGAAGTCATTGTTGAAGCTACCACGAGCACCAGAGTTATAAGTATCTAATGCAATATCATCTTTAAGAGTTTCCTTAGCAAGTTTTAATAATTCATCTTGAATCTTTAAAACTACGTTTGGATCTTTTGCATCTAATTCTTTTCTATATTTCTTAACTAGATCTTTCTTAGCTTTACTAATCACTTGGGTGATAGTTAAGAGTTTCATAGAGTAACCATTAGCCAACACTGATACATAAGGCATGAACTTTTGAGTTTTCATGATAAAGTCTTTCAATGTAGATAATGGTAATTTTTCTTCTAAAATAGCATATCCAATCTTTTCTGTGATTTTACCAACCATCTTTTTATCAATACTTTGATTGATATAACCATAAAGATCAAATAATTCATTTTCAATAAATACTTTATTGAAAACCCAAATTCCGACTGTTGTTAAAAATGATTCTTTATTCTTTTTACCTTCAGGGCCATAGGCTCCTTTTGGAACTGTAAAAGTATCATATGTATTAAATCTTACTTTACCATTGAAGTCACCAAAAGTTTCCATAATAAAAGATAATTTGGTTCCTTCTTCTTCAGTAATATTTAATAAAAATTCAATATCTTTTGGATTGGTGATAGTTTTAGCAATACGTTTTGCCATAGTATACCTCCTTATTATTACAATGTAGAACCTATATAAGCATATACCGGAAACATTAGATTAATATAAATTAACGCATATAAGGAGGCTCTTATGGCTACGTTTAATAAAGAGAATATGATCACTCTCAAAGAACTAGCTCCTAGTTTAGTAGAGATCATTACAAGTAAAGCGGCCCAAAAAGATTTGACTGCTCATATTAATAACCAAGATATGCATATCACTCCTAGTGAACGAACTAAATGGAATGCATCTCTTGACGATTCTAAATCTTATACTGATAGTAAGTTAGCTGATGTACTTGGCCCTATTAAAGACCAAATCGGTGGCGATTTAAACAACTTAACAACTTTGCTTGCTAAGAAATTAGATAAAACTACATTTGATTCTTTCCGTGGAACTCTTGCTCGTGTAGCAACCTCTGGTTCCTATAATGATTTGAAAGATCAACCATCTGGTTTGTCTTATTCTGATACAGCAAATAAAGCTCTTCGTGCTGACCGTGCAGGCCATGCTGATGAAGCTGATCATGCAACTCGTGCAGATGAAGCAACACATGCTTTGACTGCAGATAATGCATTACGGGTAAATGGCATTCGTGTTACTATCGATGCGTCTTATCCTTCTAATCCAGAAAATAATAAAGAATTATTCTTCCACACTGGCGAAAAAATGTGGTACTGCTATTGTAATAATGCTTGGCAAATGACAGGCTCTGCAATCAGATAGAAAAATATACAGGGCTCAATACATTTCAATATGTATTGAGCTCTTATTTTTTCTATATAGGAGATTTATTTTAATGAAAAATTTTGAAGAAATTTACAGTGAATTAAACTCTGTTACAATGATCATTACAAATCGTTGTAACTTAGCTTGTGATTACTGCTTTGAAAGATCAAAGGGTAATAAAGATATGACAGTCGAAACTGCAATTGAAATTGTAGATAAGACTTATAATAAACTTCCAACTCCAAGTGGAAGATTTACATATAATTTATTTGGTGGCGAACCAATGGTAAACTGGCCTGTAGTTAAAGCAATTCTTGATCATATTGATGAAAAGAATTATAATGCTCAGGTTGGTATTACTACAAATATGACTCATCTTACTGATGAAATGCTTGATTATATTGATGATAACGATGTATTTATTTTAGCATCTATTGATGGTATTAAAGAAGTACATGATGCTCATCGTGTAGATCATGCTGGTAATGGGTCTTTTGATACTGCAATCGGAAATATCAAGAAAATGATTGACCGAGGACTAGCTCATTTAGTTGAAGCTAGAATGACTATAACTCCTGAGAGTGCAAAATATATGTACGATGGAGTTAAAATGCTTTTAGATCTAGGCGTAAATAATATTTGCCCTATTGCAGCATCTGACTTAGAGTGGGATGCTCAATCTTTAAAAGAATATGAAGAAAACTATGAAAAGGTTTTAAATCTTTACGTAGATATTCTTAATGATAAAGACAATATTAGAAATATCAATATTAAACATGTTGATGATATCATTGGTACTGCATTAGAGCCAGAAACAACTGATACAAAAATGTGTCATATTGGTAATAAATATTGGTTATGTGTAGACTGGGATATGAATATTTATCCTTGTCATAATTTCCCAACTACTGATCTAGATTTCTTAAAAGAAATGAAGATTGGTAATATTAGAACTGGAGTAGATGAAACTAAAGTTTCTGATAATGCACTCCAAGCTAAATTTGAATTAGATCGTTGTAATGGATGTGAGGCTAAACTTATTTGTAAGTCTGGTTGCCCATTCCAAAATCTAACTGAAAATAAAGATTTCTATACTCCAACTATTGGATATTGTAATCTTCAAAAAGTTCTTATTAGAACTGCATTAAAATTTAGAGATAAGTTATTGACCGCTGAGAATATTCGTTCTCGTAAGTTAAACGTGCTTATCGAAAATTTAAAATTAAAGAAATATTTCGATACTGAAATTAAAGATGGTGAGGTTACAGACTTCTCCTTTAGATTGAAATTAGATAGATTCTTAGAATTATATAATAATTTGAATTTCAAAGGAAATGTAATCCCTAGCTTTAACCAATATTTTTCCTCTCAATTAGCTACATTGATGGCTATCTTAATGGCTATTAATGGTAAACGAATTCAAATTGAGGGAGATGAGGAGGAAGTAAATAATGGCTAGACGTGCTAAATGGGAATACGCTGATCCCCAATTAGACAACTATACTGATAAGAAAGTTAATAAAAACTTCTTTAATCAGATTGATTATATGATCGATGTAATCAAATATCAATGTGCTGAAATGGATGACATTCTCCACGTTGCATCCAATCCAGATGAGCATACCGATCGCTATTATCAAAAGAAGAATCCTCAAAATACCGCATTCTATGATAGTAGAAAAAGTACTTTTGATGAATTATCTCGAGATGGTGATAAGTTAAGTCTTAATGGATTTAATAAACTTATTGAAATTAACTGGGGTCTTCTTAATAACGTCCATAATATCATGGGTAATCCAGATGCTGGATTGAAAGACTTGCCTAAGTTTAATGAAAATGAAAAATTAACCATGGAAAAATTTAATATTATTTTAGAAAATATTAGAAAGACTAATACTTATCTAAATAATAATTGGGGCAGATATTTCGATGGTTCTGGGTATTGTGTAATGTCTTGTCAAGTTGCTTGTCAAGCTGCATGTCAATTGGCTTGCCAATCTTGTCAATATAATACATGCCATAATCAAAACTGTGGAGGATGGTCGTAAATGAAAATATATATCTTAGATGAAGTATTTGACTTTGCTAAAAAGATTGGTATCGTTACCAAAATAAATGACTTAGCTAAGAAAAAATATAATCCATCCACTATTCAATCAGATCTCCAATCTTATTATGATATCATGAATTCTAAAGAATATCTAGATCTCATGGCTGAATTGGAAACTAAGCTTAAAGCTGATGATATGTATTTATATAATCTATTCACTTATACTAAAATACAATCTTTTGATATCGTAGCAGAATTATTGAACACTGTTAAGAATCTTCGTGATAGATTTGTATTATTAGAAAAGAATATTTCATATAAATTATCTAGTGCTTATGAATATGAAATTCTAATCTCTTTATTCTGCGCAATGTATGAAGAAGTTGCTGAAGATGTAAGAGCAGGACTTCCTAAATATATTCATTTAGCTTACTATAACTTTGTAAGCATTAAATTCTGCACAACTCAATTATCTACTGCAGGTAATTTAGATATGTTTGATGAATATGAAAAATTCATGCAAACTAAATTTGATGCTATCAATAAATATATTAACGATAAAGATACATTACGTAATCTACGATTAGAATTACGTTGTGCGGCCTTACAATATCTTATTCCTAGAATGGATAGAGAAGTTAAATATAAAACTTTAGCAAAGATTGAAAAACTTATCGACCCAGCTACTTTAGATTTCGATAATAAAGAAAACTCTATTGGTGTAATTTGGACTATGGAGCGTCTATATGAATTATACTTCGATCTTTCTGATTATAAGAATTTCTTTAAATGGGTTTATAAGCAATATCAATATATTGATAATGCATTATTTGATAAAGAAAAATTCTTTGATGGATTGAGATATTATAATAAGAATAATATCACTGGATTTATTATCTCAATGAGACGATTCTATTATATCCAAAATCTATATCCAATCTTCAATATGGAATTTAGAAACGTAATTCAATCTGATGAAGATTTTATTACTAATCCAAACTTAGAATATACTCTATATGATACTTATGCTAATAAGTTATTATTGGATAAATTTAAGAATTATGTAGATACTTGGTTTGCTAACTCTAAAGCTAAATTAGATGATTTAGCTAAAAATGAATCTATGCTTAAGCGTTGTAAACGTATAATTGTAGATGGTGTGGACGAAGCAACTGCAATTAAGGAAACAGAAGATAAAAATAAAGCTAGTGCCACTGCAGATTATGATTCTACTGAACACCCAGAAAATACAAATACTGCAACTCCTGGTACATTTACAGAAGAAAATCATACATCTACTGAAGATAATTCTGGTGCACCAATTGTACCTAAATTACCAGATGGATTTAATTTAGATCATGGTGAATTGAATAAACTAGCTAGAGCTACTGAATCTGAAACTCCTGCTAATACAGAAACAACTCCAGATTTAAATCCAGTTCCTAAAGATCATCCAATTGCTACTGATGATTTAAGTGAAGAAGAATTAGCTGAATTAAATAAAAGTGAAGATGAATAATGTATAAAGAAATTTATCTAATGTTAACCGAGGCATGCCCTAATCGGTGTGAATATTGTTATATTAAAGGTAGGGACAATCCTGCCACTATGACATTTGATCAGATAGATAAAATTATTCAAGAAGAGAAGCCATCAAGGATATTATTCTTTGGTGGCGAACCTCTTCTTTGTTTAGATCTAATCGAAAAGACTATGGAGAAATATTATGGTAAATTGAAGTTCCAAATTGTAACTTCAACTGTAGTAAACTTCAAAGAATTTATTGATCTAAATGAAAAATATCCTATGAATGAAATCCAACTCTCTTGGGATGGATTTGCTGATAAAAATCGTGTTGATACATGTGGTAAATCTATTGCATCTAATGTATATGAAAATATATGGTATGCTATAGATAGAGGGTTGAAATTCGATATCAAATGCGTTATAGGGAATGAAAACGTCCATCTAATGGAAGAGATTCATAAACAATTCTTAGAATTTCAAAAATATGGAGTTTCTGGAGAATTTGTTGTTGCACATCGTTCATTATATACTGGCAATTTCCTAGATACATTTAGAGAGCAATATATTAAGACCTTTACATTGGATAAAATGTATATGGATCATCTTAATAGAATTATTGCCGTACTTCAAAATGATAATTACTTTGGTTCTTGTGACGCTGGTAAGTACAAGGTTATAACTCCAAGTGGATGGCAATCTTATTGTACTGCTTTATCTCAAGAAGAAACAAAGTTTGGCGAAGAACTTCTACAAAAACCATGTAAGAATCCTAAATGTGATGCTTGTGAATATCGTTGCATGTGTGATGGTGGTTGTAGATATGAACGATTCTTAGAATTTGGTGAAGATTGGGAATCTAACTTCTTAGAATCTACATGTATCATGATGGAAGTATACTACAAGACCATTAAACAATGGCTATCTACTTTATCTAGATCTGATAAAGAAAGATTGTATGAAATAATTAAACGATATAAGGCTTACCAATCCGAATATCATAAGGAGATGGTTTACTGATGATTAACTACGTTCCTGAGCGTATTTACGCTAAAATAAAAGACGATCCAAGCTTTATTGAAATTGATAAGCTTGCTAAAGATAGATTTAGTAAATCTGGTACATTGCTTGATGTAGTCATGTTTGATAATAATATCAAAGAAGACGATTTCATCTATAAGCAATATAATGATACTTTATATGCGTTAGTTAAAAAGTATTGTCCAGAATACGAACTTCAAATGAAGATTACTCTTGATAATGATATGACAAAGAATGATCTTTTGTATTATTATGATCATAGATCTGAATATGATACAGAAACAGTTCTTTATATCTTATCTTATTTGATTAATACATCTTATCAAGATTATACATTCAATACTTATCAAAAACAATATCATGAATTATATGAAGCTCAAGATTTGAAAACAAAATATCAATTCTCTACATATATTCATTTGAAATATATCAACTCTAAAGTTGAAGATTATGCTATTAATGAAGCTCCTAAAGATGAAACTTACTTAACCAAAGTATTTGGTCTTTTGACTTCTTTATATAATGAATATAAATTGATCATCAAAGATCAAGATATATTGAAATATGTATTTATTGAAATATTTGATCATACTTTGACAAATGCATACAACTTCGTTGATAATGATAGACTAATCTATAAACAACTTCCTAATATTAGCGTTCCAGAAGATATCCTAGATGGAGACTTCAAAGGAACTTCTATTAATGAGCTTGGTATTCTTGATAAGAAATTTGAATTAGCATTTGCTGTTCGTAATTGGGAAGAGACAACCAAATATTATTATGAAATTTTAGAATGGATTGATAATGCTCTTTCTGAACCACAAAAACTATTCAAGACTCTTGTGATTTATGATAAAGTTATGGCTCCAAACTTCTGTGGTATTTTACGTAGATATGTAAAATTAAGTACTCAAATCTTATGTAAGTCTGGTGACCCATATCTTAAAAATCTAAATCCTCAAGATCAAGAATTTATTCTAAGAAAATCTTATAGTGGTACTAAGTTCTCTAATCAAGCAACTACAGATTCCTTCAATCGTTTGACTAACCATATTGATCAATGGTTTGCAAATAACGAAGTTGCTTTAACCGTATATAAAAACTGGTACTACAATATCAGAGGAAAAGAAGATGTATTCTTGTCCTAGTTATGACATACAATCAGTAGATGACTTTAAGTTAAATACTATTGATTTACATATAAATCGTTTATGTAATATGGCATGTAAATATTGTTATCTTATTGGCGGATTCAATACTAATAGTGATACATCTACATTTACTAGATGGAATGACTTAATTGAGATGCTCAAATATATCAATATAGATAATGATAAATTAACAATAAATTTTAGTACTGGGGAGTTATTTACCAGTACTAGAATGCCAACTTTATATAATGCTATCAAAAAGATAGATAAGATTAATAGATATAGAGCTATTGATATTGAGTATAGATGCTTCTCTAATGGTACATCATATGAGAATATAAAAGATTTTATGAATAAGATGTTTGGTAGAAATATCACATTGAGTATTTCATACGATGGAGAGAATTCATCTAGATTATATAAAAATGATTCTGATTCTACTTTAGAAACTTTAAAATCTTTAGCTAGAATAAACTGTGCCGATGAAGTTATAGTCAGAAGTGCGGCTCATGAAAATATACGAGATCTATCCAATACAATTATCAATCTATATAATCTAGGTTATAAAAACTTAGAATATTATTTGGTTGATGATTGGCAAGGATATAGAGATCCTGAATATATAAAACTCTTCAAAGAGGAAATATATAAGCTATTAACCTTCTTTAAAGATAAAGGCGATTGTTTATACAATATTCATAAATATAAAACCAGAGTAGCTCCGACTACATCATGTGTAGCAGGCAAGACTCTTTCTATAGATACAAATGGCAGAATATCAGTATGCTCTACTTCACTAAACCCTAAACTTGGATTAGAGGATATTTCTGTAGATATAACTGAGTGGAGAAGAATTCCAGAAGTCTTTAGTAAGTTTAAAAATATTACATTGGATAGATCTAATTTAGACTGTGCTACATGTAATAATATTCTTTGTGAAGACTGCTGTTCCCATAAAGCTATATCCAAAAATTACCAAGATAGACTATATCAGCAATGTAATATTAGACATGCTGAACTCGAAGTTTATAAATCAATATTTGGGTGATAACTTAATGGTAATACTCTTTATGAGTATTACCATTATATTTTCTATGGAGGTATCAAATGTTTGAACGATTTGATGCTATAGTATATAAAGTATCAGAGTATTGTAATTTAGATTGTGTTTATTGTTTCCAAAAGCATGATGTTAAAGAACGTACTAGAGGATTTACATATTTTGATGAATTAATAAAGTTACTTATAACTTTACCACTAGCTAATGACTTTGAAATTAAAGTCACTGGTGGTGAGTCTAGTCTTCATTGTGATAAGATTAGACAAGACTATAAAAAATTTAAGAAGATTGAACGATATAAAGAAACTAATATCCAAATGACTACCATATCAAATGGATCTAATATAAATGGTTTAATAGATTTATGGAATGATGAAATATTAAATCCATGGGGGTGTAAGA